GAAGACGTGTGAGGTGCATAGTGATGGAACTAAAACCAGAACAGCTGACCGAATGGAACGGCTTTGATGTGTATGATGCGGAAACTGGAGAAAATCTGTTGCCTAGTCAGGTAGCAGAGAAAAGTTTTCCGGATGATAGGTTCCTTGCAATCATTGCTCATGGATTCTGTCTGACATGGGAAGGGCATCTGTATCTGACAGAAGACGGTAACAGGGGAACACGTATTCCGAAAGAGGGTAAATACCTGATCCAGATCAACGGCGAAAAGTATATGAGGTGGTGAGCATGAACCCATTGTTTATATTATGCGTGTTTGGGCTAGCCTTTTTCGCTTGGCTATGTTCAGCACTGTTGTTTCCAAAGATTGGCGGCTTCATAAAAGATTATTTTAATGCCATGAAAGGCATGATGGAAGAAAGCGAGGATGAAGATGAGTAAAGGATATATCGGAGCAATTGCAAGCGGTGTTGTGGTTTTTGTTGGGGTTATCGTGTTTCTGCTGATGATGGAAAAGGTTCCTGCTGGGTATGTTGGAATTGTTTACAACATGAACGGCGGGGTATCAGATGAAGTTCTCACACAAGGATGGCATGTTGTACCGCCAACGAAGAAAGTGACATTGTATTCAGTCGGAATTGAGCAGAGCTATCTTACGTCCGGTGAAGACGGTGATTCGAAGAACGATGACTCTTTCGAAGTTCCTACATCTGACGGCAAAGGGCTGAAGGTAGACCTGACATTCACTTACAGATACGATCCTGAGAGAGTGGTGCAGCTTTTTACCAGATTCAAAGGCCAGTCAGGAAAAGAAGTTCGAAACAGTTTTATTAAACCGAATATCATTTCATGGGTTAAAGAAGTTACAGCAAAGTATCCGGTTACAGAGATTCTGGGAGAGGAAAGGGCGAATCTCAACATCGCTGTGTCTGAATATGTAAAGGAAAAATTCGATCCATATGGAATTATCGTGGAGAACACAAGCCTGATAAATATTGAGGCCGATGAGGAAACAAGAGCGCAGGTACAGCGCAGAGTGAATGCTATTCAGGAACTTGAATTAGCCCAAACAGAAAAGAAGACAGCGCAGGTTAAGGCAGATCAGGAAAAAGAGGTTGCACTGACCAAAGCGCAGCAAGATAAAGAGACGGCTATTATCAAGGCAGAGCAGGAGAAGGAAACAGCTATTATCAATGCGGAACAGGCAAAAATAAAAGCAGAAGGCCAGGCAGAAGCAACACGGATTAAAGCAAAGGCAGAAGCCGAAGCAAATAAGCTTATTGCGGAAAGCTTAACGCCTGAACTGATTGAAAACAACAAGATTGATAAGTGGAGCGGAAACGTTCCTACTGTGTCGGGAACAGGGATGCCAATCATTGATTTGAGCGGGGTAACAGAATGATGGAGAATCAGGGTGATAAAAAGCCCATGGATATTGTAGCTGAAGAGAAATTGCAAAAGTGGCTTGTAGATGTGGGACTGGAAGACGAAAAGAAGGAAGGTGAGAACGCTGAAGAAAAGCGAGAATGATATACCACTGTTCGACGAAGAAGAAAAGCAGTTTCTGAAGCAGATAATTATTTTACTTCTGATAGTTGGTCTTCTTTTGTCTTGTGTCACTACAGCCGTGATTTTAGTACACCGCTTCAGAACTGCGTCGCCCAGCCCCGGCACCTCTGATGGCGAAGCGTGGCATGGAAAACAAGTCATAGAACACCAGACGGAAGTCAAGCACATTGAAATCCCAGGTATCGACCGAATGTACTTCAAAGCTGGGGAAACGGTACAGAAGGTCAACATCTATAATCCCAAAAGCAATGATTGCACTATATCATACAAATTAATCATGAAAGGCAAGGTGATATGGAAATCAGAAAAGTGTTATCCGGGCTATGGCTTTTATGAAATCAAATTAACGCATGGTTTAGAGGTAGGTACTTACAACGCACATTTACTTCATGTATGTGAACGTGACGGACAGCAATTAAATTCAGCGAATATGAACGTAGAAATCATTGTGGAATAAAAGAAAGGACAAAAAAAGAATTATGAAGAAGATTATGTGTGCAGTTATCGTAGCAGTTATGATGATTTGTTCAGCGGTCAGCGCAGATACAACGGTGTTTTATCATGAGGATTCACAGTACACGGTTTTAATTCCCGAAACTATTATTGTAGACGGCACGCAGTATACATTTACAGCTCCGGTTATGGATTTGTGCGACGGCGACAGAGTTGACGTAACAATCGGAAACATTGACATGGCAGGCTCAATTCATATGAGTACATCCACCAACAAAGACATGATTGCGGAATTCTTTAATGAATCAGGGAAGTTGATGCCGGGCCAGACAGTTGCTACTTTCCATAATGGAATGACAGAAGCGGGAATGATTTATGCAACGCCGTTTTCGACAGAAGGAGCTGGTGACTACTACGGAAGTGTGGTGTTCAACATTAATCTTGTTCATGAAGGGGAAGGAGATGTCATTATAGGTTGAGAGCGGAACTGATTGACTATGAAGACAATTGGCAGAAAGTAAAAGATGCTGCCATGAGTACAATAGGGAAGGATACAGGGAAGTATCCTTCCTCTGAATGGAAAAGAAAGATACTTCTTGCAGAGCATTCGCCGATTCGTTTGTTGGAATTCACAGTGGTAATTCGAGAGTTACCGTATTACGTATCGGTACACATCACGCGGCATTGGCTGGGGATCGTGCATTTTGTCAGTACTCAGCGCACGGACAGGACGGGCATTGACCGCAACAAAAAGACTCAGGACGCTCTTGTTACACACAAAATCAGAGTCAATGCACAGGCGATGATAAACATATCCAGAAAACGTTTGTGTTCAATGGCAAGTAAAGAGACGAGATTAGCGTGGCGGCTTGTAATTGATGCGCTTGCAGAGAAGGAACCAGAGATAGCCAGTGTTTGTGTCAGGGAATGTGTTTACCGTGGATTCTGCCCGGAACTGAATTCATGCGGATTTTCAGAAACAGGTCAGTTTGCAGAAGAAAGACTGAGGTACGTTAAATGGAACGGAACTGCGGAACATGTAAGTGGAACGAAGACGGATTCTGTGACTTAAAAGGACTTCTGGTAGACGATGAGGATTCATGCAAGAAACACAAAAGTAGGGATGAGGAATGAATATCTATGGACTACAGAAGCTGACATTGCTTGATTATCCGGGGCATACGGCATGTACGGTGTTCACAAAGGGGTGCAATTTCAGGTGTTCATACTGTCATAACCAGGAATTGGCGTGGGGCAATCCAGAGCATCTAATGTCACAAGGCAGATTCTTCCAGTGGCTGGAAACTCGAAAAGGAATTCTTGATGGCGTAGCAATTACAGGCGGTGAACCGACACTGCAAAGTGATTTGGTTAGATTCATGGAACGGATTCACGATATGGGATTCAAAGCGAAGCTTGACACGAACGGGTCATTCCCTATGCACATACATGCCATTTTAAATGCAGGGGTAGTTGATTACATTGCTATGGATGTGAAGTCAAATCCAATGAACTACAGCATATGTGGAATTGCGTACATGGAGAAAAGCATTTCGGAATCCATATCACTAATAATGAATAGCGGTGTTGACTATGAGTTTCGCACAACAGTAGTGCCACAGCTTCAAACACTGGATGATTTCAGGCACATCAACGAACTGATTAGCGGTGCAAAACGGTATTTCCTACAGGCGTACAGACAACCGAAGAACAGCAAGTTTTACTTTGACGAACCTGACATGGAACACATAAAGCGCATTGCATCTGTGATGACAGTTCCTACATTTATTAGAGGTATCTAATGGAGAAAATCAAAATCAAGTATCATGCAGACATTGACAAAATCTGCAAAGTAGGCGGTAAGAAATCAGACTGGATTGATTTGCGGTCAGCAGAAGATGTGTTGATGGAAGAGGGCGAATTCAGGATGTTCTCACTTGGGGTATCCATGGAATTGCCAGAAGGTTATGAGGCACTTGTACTTCCAAGAAGCAGTACGTTTAAGAAGTACGGAGTCATATTGGTTAACTCGTGCGGGGTTATAGACAATTCGTTTTGCGGCGATGATGATGTATGGCAATTCCTTGCATATGCTGTCAGGGATACATTCATCCCGAAGAACGAACGGATATGCCAGTTTAGAATTCTGAAGAATCAACCGGAGATTGAATTTGAGGAAGTCGAAACACTGGGCAATGCTGACCGCGGCGGTATCGGATCAACAGGGAGAATCTGAGAATGAAAATTGTTTGTGAGAAGAGAGACATATCAAATGCCATGAAAACGGTATTGAAAGCCGTACCAAACAGAGCTTCAATGCCGATTCTTGAATGCATTCTGATTGAGGCAGACGACAATGTTATCAAAGTCACCGGAAATGACATGGAGATTGCAATCAACACTATGATGCACGGCGATGTGAAAGAGGCTGGTGCGATTGCTGTTGATGCAAAGCTGTTTAACGACATTACAAGCAAGCTGCCGAATGGCGACGTAACGATTGAGGCTGATCCGAAGACGTTTGAAGTCAAGATTAAAGGCGGTAAGTCGAAATTCAATCTGTCAGGACGTGACGCAGATGAATATATCAAAATGCCAGACCTTGGAGAGGGTTTCAGATTCGCAGTTTCGCAACCGGTGCTTAAAGATTTGATTGATAAGACTATCTTCTGTGCAGCAGTCAACGATAACAACAAGGCGATGACGGGAGAATACATCACGGTTGAGGGCGACCTGCTGACAGCCGTTGCACTGGATGGCCATAGAGTCGCAATCAAATCAGCAACACTTGACCAGAATTATGGCGAATGTGAATTTATCGCACCTGGTAAATCGCTACAGGATATCGCAAGACTGATGACCGGAACTATTCAGGATATCGTGCATGTCACCGTGACGCCTGCCAATGTTGTGTTCCAGTTTGACGAGACAATCATTCTGGTGAGGACTATTGGCGGGGACTATTTTGACTACAAACGGATTTTTGGAACAGAGCCAACGATTATCGTAAGAGCATATGCACAAGAGCTTCTTGAGAGCATTGCCAGAGCTTCTGTAATGGTCAAGGAGAGCGACAGAAAGCCGATGGTGATAAAAATATCAGGCGACGTTGCTAACCTGTCTGTAAGGTCAAATTACGGCAATGTAGAAGAAGATGTGGAAATCAGCCATGAGGGCAACGACATTACCATTGGCATGAATCCGAAGTTCCTGATGGATGCCGTCAATGCTTTTGAGGATGATGAAGTGGAGATGAGGTTTATATCTCCGAAAGCTCCGGTATTCCTGATGAAGGAAGGGCTTGATTCGACATATGTCGTACTGCCGGTAAACATTGAGAAATAAAACAAGAGAGGGATAGAGAATGAGACTTGACTATGTAGGAACCATTATTGTCAACTGTGGAGAACAGAGCATTAAGGTGCAGAACGCCATTGCGAACAGCCTGAATGATGCCGGTTACGACTTTACAAGCCGGAAGGATGACAAGTTTGCAGAGAACGCACGCAGAATATCGCTGTATGTAGGTGAAGGGAATGGCAACAATGGCTGATTATGATGAAGACATTGCGGAAATCAAAAGGAACATAGAGCGCAAGGCACTGACCAAAGCTCAGACAGATATCAAGATCAAGCTGAATTCCATTGCGAACTTCATGTACATAAAGTCTAAGACAGCAAAGGAAGAGACAGAGCGGCGTGATGCAATGACATATGTCAAAGCGATTAAACGCGCAATTGACGTGATTGATATCAAGTTCAACAATTTGTTAAAGGAGTGATGGACATACACACTATAGAGTTTGATGATAATTTTTTACGGGTGGGGTACTTCAATCCGAACGGCAGATTTGTGACGATTGAGGCATTTGACCGTAATGACGATGATGAAGTCAGGAAAGCCTACAAGCTTGTCAATTACCTGAATGGCGGTGGACAGCATGAAGACTAAAAGACGTTCGTTCAGACCAGAGTTTATAAGCGGGTATGGAGTCAAGCTTGCAAAAGCAAAAGATTATGAGCATATCCGAGAGCAGCTGAGACAGAAGTATCACATCTGGGAAGGATGCAGAGCGCAGATTCTTCACAAAGATTTCAGCGGTAGGCGTACAGATGAGGATGCGTATTCCGTAACGATTGTAGCGATTAATGAGCATCATGTGACAGTTGAGTTTCCCAAAGGTTTCAGACAGTCGCTTTCATGGAAAGATTTTGAAAAAGAATTGATGGTACTTCTGTAAATAGAAATCCCCGGCCAGACTTATTCTGACTGGGGATTTTTTTATATCCCGCCCATTCCTTATTTTCGGGTCTGAAAAAACAAAGGGGTGGCACTTCTGACAGATGGGTGGGACGCTTGCGCCATGTGAGCCGATTTAAAAGGAGAGGCGGCTTTTCTGAGGAGTTTTCGCTTGCTTTTTTGGCTTCTACACTTCAGAGCCATCCAGATTCGATACACATGTGTTGATTACGTAGACAGCATCACATATATGCCTCACAGATGGCTTTCTGCAATTCAAGCTCACGGATCACAGCTTTTAATTCATTCATACGTGTCAGCATAGGAATAATGTTCGCTTCAAACAATGAATCTGCCCGTCTGTTTTCAACACATATCTCAAACGATTGCATTCTTTCTGCGTATTCTGCGCGGTATTTTTCTAATCGTTGGCAGAGTTGCCCATAATATTCTTTCATCTTCTGTTCTCCAATATACATGTATTTCATGCACAGACCCCACGTACCCTGTGTGAGGCGTTCCAAAAATTTTTGGAGGGGTGGTTAGCTGTAGCTAACGCACCCACCCTCGCCAGCGCAAAGCCGTAGAAAAAACGAGGGGTACTTTTTGAATTTCTTGCCATTGTGCATCGCAGAATCATGTGTAGGCGTTCAGATTTGCGATTCTAGGCACGTTAACGCGCGTGAGAGTTCATTTATGCGCGCGTATGCTCACGGGGCTATATATGGCGTTCTGGCGTCGCTACGTGGTAACGTGAGTGCATGTGTCGTGATTGTATGCTCATACACGGTACGTGCGATAACGTTCTGTGTCCAATATGGCAGCTCATGACGTGACTCGTCAATGACGGCGTGCATGATCCGGCATGGTGTGGAACGCGGCAGTTGAATTGTTCCCATGGTATCACAGCTCCTTTCCTTTAAATTTTTTAACCGGCAGTAAAACCGGAGAATTTCACGGCGCAATTATATAACATATGGCGTTCAAACAGGCACAGTAGCCCTATACCATGCACATATATATGGCGATGTTCACCAAAACGGCGCGGAGTCTGGAAGTCGGCGGCAGTGGAGTGCTCACCGAGTCGGCCAGTCGCGCACATGTGTGGGGTGCTCACCAGATGATCCGGGGAAATGGGCACAATCTTCCTATGCGCGTGCGTGCGGAATGCTCAAAATTTCCCTGCGTTCTGACCGGCCTGTAAAATTTCCGGGACTTCTGGAACCGGCAAAAAATGACCGTTTCCCAGGGCCAGGGCAATTTTACGGGGATCCGGTTCAGGTCCGGGGGCTGCCTGGTGCTGCCGTCGCCGGTTGAGCTGGACAGAATGCCGCCGGATGCAATCGGGCCGGAATAGGCGCAAAAGTCCCTGTAATGTCCAGCCGTCGCCGATTATGCTCAAAAGGGCATACTTCCCCCTTTTAGTTGTCGCCGGTTATCCTGTCCAGCTTCTCTTTTACTGCCTGAACTATAAAACCGTTTAAGCTGTCGCCTGCTGCTGCTCTTATTTGCGTTTCGAGTGCTGCCGGAAACCTCACTAATGTTTTAAAGTAGTTATTCTTTTCCCATCTTGCAGTTGCTGCCATATGCGCGGCGCTAGCCTTTTTCTTTTCCTTCTTTTCTTCCATGGTTAAAACCTTCTTAATATAGATCATTCTGTTTTTGTCTCGCGTTTAATCTTTTCTTCCATAGCTTCGATAATAAAGGTGTTAAAGCTATTGTATCCCAATAATGCCGCCTGGTTTTTGTATTCGTCTCTTTTTCCCTTTGGTACGCGCACCTTTATGTCGTCAAACGTTTTCGCAAGATACCGGTTTACAGCCTCTTGCTGTGCTTTACTTACTGACATATTTTTCACCTCTTTATGTAAAAGAAAAATTAATCATAGATATTCCATGTAATAATAGCACACTTTCCTGATTTTGGGTACATAGAAAAATACACAATTTGGGTACATATATTTTGTGCAATATTCCATCTTGTATAATGGGTACATAGTGTTATAATGGGTACATAGAAAACGAAAGAACGACAGCAACGCAAGCAAGTAAATACTTAGGGTTTTAATAGGTTAGGGCTTTAGGCATTGAAAACCGGAAAGCTGGACAAAAGAAAAGGAAAGGACATGGAACAATGAAAAAGATGTGGAAAGAATTCAATATTAAATGGGATACAAAATCAGATATCTACTTTTTAAAATTCACTTATTCATTTTGCCCGGCTTTAATACTTACATATCTGTTGAGAATAACATTTTAAAAAATCCCCTGACGAGTCGTTGAAAATTACGACGAAACGGCCGCGGCGGCCGTCGGGATACACAAAACCTACATATAAGAAAGGAAGAAAAAGCAATGGCGAAATATTTTAAAAACATTACATCTTTCGATGATTTAAAGAAGAAATTTAGGGAACTTCTGAAAACCAATCATCCGGACAATGGCGGCGATGTTGAGATTATGAAAGAAATCAATGTCGAGTTTGACGCGCTTTTCCCGATCTGGAAGAACAAAAAAGAGAAGGAAACCGGCGAAACAATAAAGGAAACCGCAGAGAACACAAGAGCAGAGTTTTATACACAGTTTGGATGGGAAGGTAAAAACCACAGCTGGAACCGCAGTTTAAAAGAAGTTGCTCAAATTGTAAGAGCATACGTAAAAGAAAAATATCCGACGTATAAATTCAGCGTTCGCACAAGCTACGCAAGCATGTGCCAGGAATTACACGTAACGCTCAAAGAAAGTCCGATCGAAATTTATAAAACCGTTTCTGATTTAACGGATGATGATTTTAATGAGGCTTTTAGAAAAGCAAAATACAATCACCTCTGGACTTTGAACTGTTGGTCAAAAGATGAAGGAAGGGCAGAACTTGAAAGAATCTGGAAAGAAAACGGCGATTTCTTCCGAGTGCTTAATGAAGCTACAAAGTCAGTGATTGAGGACGTTGATAATTTCGTCAATTCCTATAATTTCCATGATTGTGATGGAATGATTGATTACTTTGATGTTGATTTCTACTATTTTGGCTGCGCACAGAATAACGGAATGAATATAAAAGTGGTTCCGAAAACGGCAAGAATAAAAGCCAAAGAAGAAAAGCCCGCACCAGAGAACAAAAACGAACTAGAAATCACATACAAAATAACAAAAGGTGAAGACACTCGCGACGGTTCCGAATTATGGCTTGTAAGAATCAATGAAGATCTAACAAAAGAACAGTATATTGCTGAAAATAAAGCAATGAAGGAACGCGGTGGATATTATAGCAAGTTTAGACACGCTTTTATATTCAGGGAAGATCCCACAAACAAATTGATAGCATAATCACAATAGCCCCGCCGGTATAGCCGTGACATTCAATTGTGAGCGGGGATTCATAGGAAACATGTAAACCATGCACAAATAAGAAAGGAAAATGGAACAATGACAAGCTTTTATTTAAATCCATTGCATTTTGAAAAATGGATGCACCAGAACAGGGCAAGTTATACAGGTATGTTTGTTGAGGGCTGCTTACTGGATAGTTTCGTATTGGAAACGCGCCGCGGCTATGCTTTTATCTATGAGCATTACTTAAACGCCAACAGCAGCGACTACATGGTTATATTCGTGCCATACAAGGCAGCGCATAAACCGGAATATGATAAAGCTTTTGCTGATTGGTATGATTTTGAGGAAAGATCGGAAACGGCATAATAAGAAAGGAGATAGAACACAATGAGAAAGACAGCAATGGAAAGAGCAGCCGCATGGATGAAGCGAAACGGATACAATTTCGACGCGTCTAATAAGTACGGATTAAGCTATGGTGATTTAGGTGTACATGTCCCATGCTACAAAGTATCGTTTGAAAATGATAATTTTGTTGAGATGTACAATCTTAACGACACAAACAGATTTTCAAAGGAAAATAAGTTCCTGGAATATCTCAAAAGACAGAAGGACATTATTGTGCGGGAAAACAGCTCTTTGTATTATCACACGTACATTATTGTAGATGCTGGCGACTTTGTAGCACTGGAAACCTTCAGACAGTGGCGCAATGATAAAGTAGATATGTTTACAGCGTGGCGTCATACATTAATCGAGAAATACGGAAAGGAGAATGTAGCGGCATGAAAGGATATAAAAGGATCCGGCCAGGAATGGCAGAGAAAGGCGACATGGTAAAAGTGATTTGCCGTGAATATAATCCCGATATAGGCAGCGGGATGTATACAAAAAACTTTGTAAACGTCGTCCGATTCATGCGCTTGCTGGATATGCCAACAAATAATGGAAACGTCAAGGCGTGCGGATTTACGGGAAAGGGCTTTAAATGGTTGAACCTGGATGCAGACAGCAACATAATCGGGATTTACCGGAAAGAGTAACACAAGAGGCGGCCAGCTGTCGCCTCTTTTCCATGTCCCGATTCCAGGCAAAACGCGGCGCGAGTGATCTGCACACAGCACGCAGCACGCCAACGCGGCGCAACACGTAACAGAACACAATTAAGCTGTGTAGCCATGAATGAGTCGCTAAAAATCCACGGCGACAGCTCAAACAAAAACGTTATTGTTCCGGTTTTGGGTACACATTGCCTTTTGTTGTCCAGAACATGCACACAATGCATTAATGACTGACAATAACATATGATAACGTGTTATATTCTATACACAAATAAGTAAAAAACGCTTGCAATATAACGATAACGTGTTATAATAAAGACAGTTCAAGAGAACAGGCCATAAAAGAACAGGAGGATTTAAAAATGGCAAGCGTAAAAATCGAGAAAGTCGAAACCGTAGAATTCAACAACTACAAGGTAACATACGCAACAGGAACAATTAAGTTTTATCCGATGGATAAAGCACCTAAAACCGTTTTGAACTGGATTGATGAAAATTGGCAGCCGGTTTATTTCTTTGGCGACACTAAGAAGAATCTCGAAAACAAGCTCGAAAAAGCTTTAGCAAAAAGAGAACAGGCGACAGCAACAGAGACAGCAACAGAGGAACCGGAAACGGCGACATTCGAAACGGTAGAACAGGACATGGAACCAGCAGCGACGACAGAACCGGAAACGCTGGAAACCATTCCAGAAGAAAAACAGGAACTGGAACCGGTCAAGGTTCCCGTGCTGGATGTAGTAGCAAACAGAAGAACAGGCGGGCTTATGTGGGATATCACACAGTATATTGTGTTTCCCGTCGCCGGTTTGCTTCTCGCAGCTGCGGCGCACATCGTCGGATATCTCGCAACAGTCGCTTATATGTTGGCGACGTTCGCCGGATGGATGGAACCGAGATATAAAAGAGCTGTCGCAATGACAAGGGCAACAGCTGGCAGAATCAAGAAGACAGCAAACACAGCACTGGAAACGGTCAAACATGAAACGCCGGTTATTCTGGAAATGGTCAAGGCGTACACAGTCGCCGCACTGGAATTCCGGCGGGATATCATCTCGCAAGATAAATACCAGGAAGAATTTTAAACAATGGGGACTTGTAAAGAGCCCCCCGCCAAAATAAAGAAAAGAGGTATATAGAATGAATACAATGTTTTACGCAATCTTTACAGATGAAAACGGAAAACAGGCAGATAGATTATATTTCAGCTGGCCGGAGTTTCATGCCGACACGTTTAGCCCAGCGTGCAACGTGATAAAAATTATTGACTTCCATGTACACGGCAAGACATACGCGGAAAGAAAAGCAAGCCTTGAAAGCATAGCCCATGATGTTTCTGAATGGTTCGATAGCATGTACGTTTCATGGTTAGAACTTTGTAATATTTCTGAATGGTTTGAAACCATGGGCAAACGTTACGGAATGCTTACTGAATTCCGGGAAAATGGTTTTTGTTAAGGGGGACGTTATGAAAGCAAGTTATAACTATAATGGCAAGTGGTATATATTCGCATGGTTTGAAAATACAAATAATATTATAATGGCAGCAGATGCAAACACTGACAACGAAAGAGTTATTTATATTCCGGTCAGACATGCGGCCGGATATTCAATCAAAGTCAACAAAAAATCATTGTCCAGCGAACGCGGCGCATATGGCGCAATAAAGTTTATACAGGATTGCATCCGAAACAATTTTATGACGGTTTACGTCGATAGAATAATACAAAATTTTGCATAATGAACATAGAATAATTGCCCTTGAAAGTATCACTTTTGAGGGCTTTTTCATGCCATTTTCGCCGCCTGAATTGCGCACAAAATGCCATAATCCGAGACGAAAAAACAGGAAAATAAAGCGAATTTTTGCCGCCTGAAAAGGCGTAAAAGAGCCAATTTTTGGATGGGAAAACAGGCAGATAAAACGCATTTTTCGAGATGGAAAACAGGGAAAATAATCCATAAATTGACATGGAAATAGGGCAAATAATAGCCAATTTTGGCGCGGAAAATATCCGATAAAATGACATTTATATGGCGTGATCTGCCTGTATTTTATCCTATTTTCGGCAGCAGTCCAGGCGACAGAAAAACAGGAAAATAGTTAGTTATATGCTAACAGGAGTTAGTTGTAACTTTGAAAAATTTACACTTTTGCCATAAAGTTAACAAAAAATTTACAATCATTGAGATACGCAAGCAGAATAGGCATATCTGCATGATTTGAGGCGTTCCGGAAGGTTTGACATTGAAACCAGTATAGTGTATATAACAGTCATAAGGCGCGCGGCGCGTATGGCCCGCAATACTAACAGCTAACAATCCCTAACGGGGAAAAGGGCAGCGTCCCATTTGCCCGAAAAAAACTGAAAGAAAGCAAGAGACAGAGAAAACGAGAGAACCGAAAAGAAAAGAAGCAAAAGAAAAGACAAGAGAGATAAAGAGAACAGAGAAGTAAAGAAACGACTGTTTAGAACCTTTATTTTTTATAGCGATTACAGCTTTATAGGTTATACTTCAGCTTTCCAGTAAGTTCTACATAAAATCGTAATTTATAAATTATCAACTTAACTGTGAATAACTGGAAAGCTAAACAGTATGATTAATTATAATATATCATTCTCCGGTACCTTACTGGAAAGATAAAGATTATATATCAACCTATACAGCAGTATGATTATTATTAATCACATAACCAGTAAACCAGTACCTAGAACAGTATGATATAATCACAATACAGTAAACCGGATACAGTGAATTATATTATAATCCTGATCCATAACAGGCAGATAGATATAATATATATCACTACAGGGAACTACAGATTAACCGGATAATGATTAATAAATATCATTCCAGAAAACCGAAAAGTAACACAGCAAAGTGATTAATAATACTGTGATCTACAGTACTAGGATTAACCGGATAATGAGTTATAAATCACAACACAGTATTGCAATATACAGGATGATTCAACAGTAAAAGAGGTGCATAGTTACATGGCTAAAGGGAATAAAAACGCTTATATGAATTTCCCAATTGCAAATAATACAGAGATGGATAATGACGAAAATGCTGTATTATGTCAGTATGCACTTGATATATTCAACTCAAGAGAACCTGATCTGTATAAACCGGATGAAGTAGAACAGGCAATAAATAACTATTTCAAGAATTGCATTGATAAAGGTTTACGTCCTGGAAACTTAGGTTTATATGCATCATTGGGAATTGATAAAAAACAAGCGTATGATCTAATACACGGGCTAACACCTAAAAAAGCAAATCCCCGCAGCGTTGAACACCTAAAAAAGGCAATTAAAGCGATGGGCACATATCGGGAAATGTTAGGTGCACAAGGTAAGTTGTCGCCGCCTGTTCTCATATTTTGGCAAAAGAATTTTGACGGTTTGGAAGATGTGCAGCGCATGGAAGTAACCGCGCAAACACAAGAAAATGCTGAACTGTCGCCGGATGAAATTGCAAACAAGATTGAGTCGGATATACCGGTTGATGTGCCATACAAAGAGGCGGAATAACGTGATCTATTCCAGAATGACAACTTGTACAAATAGCACAATATCACATTGCTGTATTTGTGTATTATGTATGCTCAACTATTCGCATAATTCATATTACACGAACAGTTGAAAGTCTGACAATTCACACAATATAACAGGCGACAGAATCACGGCATTGTGTACTGTCGAGCATGGTTATATATGGCCGCTTGTGTTTCTGGTGCTGTGCGATCTGCCGATTGCAGCCGTTGACTACATAGTACTTTCCTGTTGACTACTTAACGCCGCGGAACTGGTGACAACTGAAGGGTGAGGGGGTCAGAGCAGCCCCGCCCGGCGCGCCATTTAATCATTTTACCATTTACTCCCCTGCGTTTTGTCCCACAGCATTAAGAGGTACGGCATTTATGAACAATGGGCGGCCCACAACAGACAAGAAAGACTGTAAACTCAAGTTAAGGCTTAATGAGTCCATGAGAGCTTGGGTTGAGACGCAGTCTGAATACTTGGGGATATCAATGTCAGAGTACATCCGGGAACTGATAAAAGCTGATATGAATGGCAGATAGGTGTCTGAAAATTTTTCCCAAAAAATAAAAAGGCACTATACTCTCCGGGTTCTGTACTTCCTGAAAATTTCTCAAAATACAAAAAGGCATTATGCCTAAACTGAACAGGCTATTCTTCTACGCATCTAGGAGAGTAGCCTTTTTACGTTTCTGAAATTTTTTGAAAACTCACCTGACGTTTTGAAAATTTCGGGTGTATGCTTTACGTGTACGAATGAGAATGCCGTGCATAAATTACCTTCCTAGTCGTGTGGGGCGGTGCTTTCGGGTGCTGTCCCTAACAAAGCAGAGGAGTAATCGGATTGACATTTACGAGATTTTTGAAAACTATTTTACTCGTGGCAGACATTATGTTGTTCGGGATCATGATGTTGACATTGACAGTTCCGAAGAATCAGCACAGGAAGTTTGCAGTTCCGACTGTAACGTTTGCCGCGATTTATCTGTTAAACGCACTGACAATAATCTTTGGTTTGCCCTGATAGCCTTTTTTGTTCATTTTTTCTGCTATCAGGTGTCCTCCATTTGGGAAAAGCTCCTAGCGGTAGCTGATTAAAGGAACCAAGCGAGGTTCCGGGGGCTGTCCTTTCTAGCCTTGTCGTCTAATTGGTCAGGACACAGCACTTTGACTGCTGCGGTACAGGTTCAAATCCTGTTGGGGCTGTTTTTCTTCTGAGTTAGGCAATAGCAGGTCTGCAATACTGCGTCTGCCGAAAAAACTTTATCTGCGAGGATACACAGCAATAGGCATTGCAGTGCGCAGGTGTATTTCGCTGGTAATTGCACCGGAGTCAAGATAGGCGAGAGGTTTCCCCAGTGACTTTGCCTAGGGAGTTTTCAAGGTGCATACAGGTTGATGATGCAATTGGCAGCATATCAGTCTCCAAAACTGATTGTACAGGTTCGAGTCCTGTTCTTCCTGTTTGGTGATGCTTACAGCAATCTAGTTATAACAAATATGGTTCTGCAAAAACTATCTTTCAAAAGCATCATGTACTAAGTGTGACACATACAGCAATTATTTTTCTATCAACCGGATGATAAGAGGTGTCATGATATGAATTTCGCAGAAGCGGCAAAAGGAGAAGCAAAGTGGACTCACACTGAGAATGGTGCGGTTGCTTTGAATACGACGGGTGATGCCTGTCTTGATCTGTTTGGAACTATCGGTTCCTTACGTGGAGCTGGCGAATACAGGGCAGAGTCTTTATTTGACGAGGCGTACATGGAAGAACCTCTGCTTGCAACAAAGATAGCGTTTTATGCACGGGATATCCGGGAAGGGCTTGGAGAGAGAAAAGTCTTCCGCGATATCATTCGTCACATGGCCTTGTATCATCCTGAAGCCATACGCCCGAATCTTGACCTGATTGGAGTGTTTGGCAGATACGATGACCTGTATTCGCTGATTGGCACGCAAGTTGAGGATGATATGTGGCTGGCAATGAAACGGCAGTTCGAAGAGGATGTTGCCAATCTTCATGCCGGTAACACGGTTTCCCTTCTGGCAAAGTGGATCAAGACTGCGGATGCGTCTTCTGAAAAGACAAGACAACTTGGTGTGATGACCGCTCATAAGCTTGGCTATTCGGTGTATCACTTCAAACGGATTGTCAGGGCATTGCGTAGACAGATTGGTATTGTTGAGTCTCTGATGACTGCCGGTCGGTGGGATGAAATCAAGTATTCTGCCGTCCCGTCAAGAGCAATGATGATTTACCGGAATGCTTTCATGAAGCATGACACGGAGCGGTATTCAGCTTTCATTGACAGAGCTTTGACCGGGAAAGAAAAAATCAACTCTGCTACGCTGTATCCGTATGACATTATCGAGAAAATCACGATTCAAGGTTGGTTTGGACTTAATGTAATTGATGACAGCAAAGAGCTTGAAGCTCAGTGGAGACAACTGCCGAATTATGTGGAGCCTGGTACGAATGCTCTTGTAATTGCAGATACATCCGGTTCAATGCACGGCAGACCTATGGCAACTGCTATCGGTCTTGCAATTTACTTTGCAGAGCGGAACACCGGTGCATATCATAACATGTGGATGTCGTTTTCATCTGATCCGCACATTCACATGCTGAAAGGCAATACACTGGCACAGAAAATTGAAAGTCTTGATATGAGAGACTGGCAACAGAATACAGACCTTGAAGCGGCATTCAGCCTTGTCTTGAAAATCGCTTTAGAGAATCATATTTCGCCAGATGAAATGCCTAAGTCACTGATTGTTATCTCTGACATGGAGATTGACAATTGCGGGAACCGTGAGTGGACGTTCTACGACAAGATGAAACACAAATTTGAGAAACACGGCTATGCAATTCCGAATATCATCTTCTGGAATGTCAATAGTCGTCATGATGTGTTTCATGCAGATAGCAAGCGTAAAGGTGTTCAGCTTTGTTCCGGCCAGTCCACTACAGTGTTTAAGCAGGTAATGTCTTGTATCGGAATGACTCCGATTGAGGCAATGAAGAGCGTTATCAATTCTGACAGATACAGTTGTATCAAGGTCGGATAAAAAACAGGGTGATGCAAGTCACCCTTATACGGGGACGTAGCTCAGTTGGTAGAGCAAGAGAAAATGCATATAGAATCATGCTAGGTGGTTCTTACAGCAAATGCATATTGCAAATGGACTGAAAATCCCTGTGTCAATGGTTCAAATCCATTCGTCCCCATTAAAGTTTCATAGCCTCTTCCGGACAGACTATGGCTTATCACTTTCCTAAATGGCATTGGGTAAAAGTTCCGGAGCCTTGTTATTTCATACTTGTTCGGTGAGCTGTGCCATGCGGCTCACCGGCACCTCCTGTTCGTGGAAAGGGAAAAGAGAGAATGGCAGATAAACTGAAGCTTGCATCTCCGTGGTCAACGTACCAGAGTGAGCTTGCGAAAATGTTTGAGAATGACAAAGACATTGAGGTATCTGAGATTCAGGACGGTCAGGGCGCACACAAGCACGTCGCCGTAGTGGTCAGGAATCACAAGAAGTGCATGGCACTGAGCCAGATTCTGAAGGACAGTGTGATTTTCGGAAATATCGTTCTTCACATTGACCTGTATGACGCAGAGAATCAGGAAATTGACGATTGCGAAACTGAAGCAGAGCTGTTCCGGCAGGCGTTCGAAGGCAATGACATTGTAAAAGACGTAGTTGAGGAAACAGACTTCACCGGCACGAGGCATTGCTACATCGTGATGCGTTCCAAACCGATTCAGTTCTACAACGATGACCTGACCGACTATAAAGGCAATTTCAATGCCCTTCCTGAAGATGTTGCCCGTGAGCTGTTTTATGCAGAATGGAACACGCAGTTCAGCACTGAGGAAGTGAAATAACCGGTTCAAAAAAATTTTCCAAAAACTAAAAAGGCATGGGTGATGAATTTCACCTGTGCCTTTTCTTTTTAGGTACAGTACATGGCTTTAAACAACTATGAAATCATTGACAAACTGAATCAGCGCGATATGAGCGTGTACAGTAACCTGAGTATGCTCACCGACATGTGCATTGCCATTGTAGACGATGAAGAAAACCTGAAGCTCGATGTGCTAACTGCCAATGCGAAGAAAGTCAAGCAGATTTCGTCTGTAGAGGCAAGAACCGATATCCGCTTCATGGATTTGTACTGGAAAGCACTGCATCTACTTGCACCGCATGATTTTGATAGTTATCTCATCTACATGGAGAAGGACAGACCGGCAAAGAATCGGTTTTATCTGCCTAGAAGGGAACAACTGTTGAAAATCGGGGCAGTTCAGCTGCTACAGGACTTAGAGGATGACAAACTTGATATAGGCTCGTTATCTGTTGTGCCTGGGGCTGGAAAAACGACCTTGGCCGAATTCTATATGACATGGATCATCGGCCGCCACCCTGATTGCTATAACATTTTCGCATCGCACTCAGGTGGAATCGACCGCATGTTCTATGATGCAATCGATGCGCTTACCGGAACGCCGGAATACAAATTCTCCGATATTTTTCCGACATGTAAACGGTATTCCACAAACGCTAAAGATATGCAAATTAATTTTGGAAAGTATAAACCTTTCAAAAGTTTGTCGTGCGTGTCTATTGGCCAAAATCTGGCCGGGCGTGTTAGGGCTAATCATTTACTTTTGTGCGACGATTTGGTCAGTGGTATTGAACTTGCTGTCAGTAAACCAAGACTTGAGAAATTATGGCAATCGTACACGGTCGATTTGCTTCAAAGAAGAATTGATGGTTGCAAAGAATTACATATTGCAACTCGATGGGCCACTGGTGATCCGATTGGGAAGATTATCAAAAAATATGGAGATGACCCAAGAGCAAGGTTTATAGCCGTTCCAGATATCGATCCGAAAACAGGAGAAAGCAACTTTTGTTATAAATATGGAGTTGGTTTTTCCAAAGAGTATTTTCTAGATATGGAAAATACGATGGATAAAGTTTCCTACAGGTGTCTGTATAAAAATGAGCCAATAGAGCGAGAAGGATTACTTTATCCAGAAGATAGTTTGAGAAGATACCTCACATTACCGTCTGAAGCTCCTGATTCGATCATGGGTATATGCGATACCAAAAATAAAGGGACGGACTATATGTTTCTACCTGTCTTTTACCAGTATGGCAATGACTACTACATGGTTGATTGTATCTGCGATGACAATGCGGATTACGATATACAATATCAGAGGCTTGCAGATATCATAATCAGAAACGGTGTTAAAAGAGTTGAGTTTGAAACAAACAACGGTGGCGATAGGATAGCCAAAACTGTTTCAGATATGCTAGTCGGGAAATCGATTTGTAGCATAACAACTCATTATACCACACAAAATAAAGAGACAAAAATAATCGTATGCGCTGAATGGGTTAAAAAGCATTGTGTCTTTAAAGATTCGTCACTTTACGCAGCAAGAGATGACTATGGAATTGCAATGGGACTTCTAACAACGTATACAACAGCTGGAAAAAATGTCCATGACGATCCCGCAGATGGGTTGGCACAGTTCGCTCAGTTTGTGGAAAATTTATTTGGTGGAGTAACAACCGTTATAGATAGTCCGTTCTAAAGGCAAAAAGGTATGGAAAAGAGACAAGGAAAAACTGCGTGGAACAGAAAAACACACGAGCAATTTCTTGATGACCTGAATGAGAAGAAAATACAATATATTCCTCTTGGAAAATACCAAGGAGCTTCGGTTAAGATAAAATTCAGGTGTGAAAAGTGTGGATGCATTTGGGATGCGAAGCCAACAAATATATTATCAGGCAAAGGATGTCCAGACTGTAAAAAACGTAAATTGGCGAAGATCAATAGAAAAACTCATAGAGAGTTTGTAGAAGAGACAGAGAGAAAAAATCCGAATGTTATCATATTGGGAAAGTACATCAATGACGATACGCCTATAATGGTTGTTTGTGGAATACACAACATTTTATATACACAACGTCCAATGGTTATATTGAGAGGTTGCGGCTGCCCAGAGTGTATGAAGGAAAAGATTTCAATCAAAAATAGAAGCACTGTTGAGCATTTTATGAAAAGAGCGACAAAAAATTCTCCTCATCTTGAAGTTGTGTCGCCGGATAAATACAAAAATGCCAAAACCAAAATGGAAGTCAGATGTAGAGTACACCACAATACCTTCTGGTCTTTCGCTGACAATATAGCAATTGGAAATGCGGCTTGCCCGATTTGTTCGATGTCAAACGGCGAACACGCAGTAGCTATGTATTTGGATACTAAGGGATATGATTATATAACGCAATACATACCAGAAGATGGTGAGCTTGGAAAGCGGAGATTCGATTTTTTTATTCCAAGCGTGAACACAATTATAGAATATGACGGTGCGCAACATTTTATTCCTGTCAGGCACTGGGGCGGCGAAGAGGAATTGAAAGAAATCATCAAAAACGACAACATTAAGAATGATTATTGTAAGCGCAAGGGCATTAAGATGATTAGGATACCATACACAGAGAAAGATATTGATGGTTTTCTTTCTGCCGCTGGTATATAGCCCAAAGGTAGCAAAAATATGCCAAAAGTAACGATAGCAGTTGACCAATATGATAAAGAAGGAAATTTCCTTGCACACTATGAGTCCATAGCGAGTGCAGAAGATACGACAGGAATTTCTATCAATTCCATTATAAAGGCTTGCCGTGGAGTCAATAAAACATCTGGCGGTTATATATGGAAGTATTCTGACCCGGAGAGAGCTGCAAGTGTTCCGAAACGCGGTGACTTTGAAAAGCCGTTAAGAACATTCAGAGCTGACAGTGGATGTAACAATGGCTATCAGGAATTGGCAAATGCCATTATACAGTTGGCGGCAACAGATTACAGGAAAGTAATAGAAATCCTGAACAGACGGCCTGATTTGGTGAGGCTCAGTAAGGTACAGGAACTTGAAAAGTTTTTCCATTCAAATTGGTTCGGCACACTGACCAGTGTTGATGGTGACTACATTCTGAAGAAGATCAAGGAAGAGGTAATAGGGAAGGAAAATGACAACTAAGGAATATTTGAGTCAGATAAAGGACATGCGGGACAGAATAAAAGAAAAACAGGCTCAAATAGACAATCTCAGGAGTTTGCTGACAAGCATTTCTGTAAACACTGAGAATGAGCGCGTCAGTTCTTCCAGTGATCCTGATAAAATCGGCAAAATGATTTCTGATATTCTGGACAGAGAAGCGGAGCTGAAGGTATACGTTGATGAATATCTTCAGAAAGAGAAGGAAATCACGCACCAGATTGATTCGATGAAGAATCCAAAATGCCGCGCAATCCTCTATTGGAGATATGTCGCTTGCATGACATTTGAAAACATAGCCGCCAATGCCATGGAATTAAGTTTCATGCACACATTCAGGCTTCATGGTCAGGCACTGATTGAATTCGAGAAAGAATTCGGAGAGTTTTATAAATAATTTGAAAATGTTATAAAATGTTATAATTCATGTGTGATACTATATATAATGAACAAAGTGGGAATATTGTAGCCCGAAGGCAACTATGCTTTCGGGCTTTTTTGTCGCCGGAAAGGCGGTGATTTTATATGACTGCCTATGGCGGCGGTGCTTACGAAAAAGAGAAGATGGAACTTCTTGGGCGTCGCAGGATATACACCGACGTATCGGAAATTACCTCTGATAATGTGATTTCCGTTTTGCAAGAAGCTATTCAAATCCATGAACAGAATAGAACAGAGATTGCTTACCTTCTAAATTATGAAAAAGGATTGCAGCCTCTTAAAAGAAAAAAGCTCATTCGTCCAGAGGTGAACATAAATGTTTGTGATAACGTAGCAAACCAGGTCGTTGAATTCAAACTCGGTTATCATTGGGGCAATCCGAAGTCGCTTGTGCAAAGAGGCGACAGGGATTTGTCTTCATCTAATCCTGACAATGATGACGATGCCATTACACTTCTGAACCAGATGAATGAGGATGAGAATGCATTCGCAAAAGACCAGGAAATGGCCAGATACATTGAAATTTGCGGTATTGGTTATCAGATGGTTGACATAAAACGCGATTATCAGGATGGCGGTTCCGTTTTTGACCTGAATACGCTTAATCCAATGTACACGTTTATCGTTTACAGGAATGATATCCGCGAAACTCCGATGATGTCTGTAACATATCGTCAGTTAAAGAATGGTGACAGGTATTTCACTTGCATCACTAAAGACCGGCGGTATGAAGTGAAAGACATTTATGAGATTGTAAACGGTGAAAAGAAGGAAACATGGAGCGAAGGACGGCGAAGCGGTGAACTGAATCCACTCGGAGAAATTCCTACAGTCGAATTTGTCAGGGCATATGACCGCATGGGATGCTTTGAACGGCAGATACCCGATATGGACGCGCTCAACATCGAAGTTTCCGATTTCGCAAACAGCGTAGCTCAGAACACACAGGAAATCTGGTGGATGAATGATGCTGATTTCCCAACTGACCCGCAGACTGGCGAAAAGGAAAAACCTGTATCTGGTCAATGGATTCAGACGAAAACCGCACCAAATGGCAATAGGCCGATGATTCAGCCGCTGTCCAGCACGTTTGATTACAACGGTGTTCAACAAAACATCCTCACAAAGCGTGACACGATATTGCAAAAATGCTACGTGCCTTTACAGTCTGATCCGGGTGGCGGTTCAACTGCATCTGCTATGAGCATGAGTGCTGGATGGTCTGCTGCTGAAGCTGTCGCGGCCAAACAGGAAGACATCATCAGGGCATCCGTGATGAAGGTTGTTGAACTGGAACTGCTTGCGATACAGAAATCACATTATCTGCCGGAAGGTCATGTACTGTACGACTTGAAGAAATCCGATATACAGCCGAAATTCACACGGCAGAAGACGTTTGACCTTGGGACAAAAACAAATGCCATGGTCACAATGATTAAAGCCGGTATCAATGGCAGAGTGGCGATGCAGGTTGTTGACCTGTTCCCGGATATTGCACAGGCATGGGCTGACAGTAAAGATACCATTGAGATGTTCCAACAGGCACTATTTGTTCAACCGGATAGTATGTCACTTGAAGGTAATGACAGGATTATGTCAGATACATCGGATCAGGCAGTAAACTCACCGATTCTTGACGGCACTAAAACAGGTGCTGACTATTCGATGGGTGGTGAGCTGTAATGCCGCTCAGATTTGACGAACTGAATGCACTGGTCAGAAAAGACGATAAACGGAACATTGACATAGACAGGTACTTTGATGAAATGGAACTGCCGCAGAGCAGTAAAGAAGTGCGAAAAGAGTTTGCAAAACGGTTCAGTGATGAGCTGTTTACAGCCCTTGCACTTCTTTTTTTATTTCTTCAGTACGGAACGGTGACAGGCATTGAAACCGTCAAAAGAACGGTAGAACGGTCACTGTTGAATGCTATCAATACCTATACACATGCCAATTCAGAGCTTACAGAAATGGCGTCGCAGTACGCAGAATGGTTTGTTGATACAACGGTAGAGAATGCGGAGAAATACGGCTTGTTTGATGAATCCAAAGAGATAAGCGACAAAGATTTGCGAAAAGTAGCCTATTTCTTTTCTGAAATCCGTGCCAAATTCAATGCCGCAGACACTGCGAATTCCGTTTTCAACTACGACGAATACAGAGAAGCTATTGAGGATGGCAGACAATATAAGCAATGGGTAACGATGAAGGATGAGCGAGTCAGAAGGACTCATTCAGAAGTTGATGGCATGATTATTCCGATGAATGAACTGTTCCAGGTTGGAAATGCTCAGATGCGTTTCCCACACGACTGGGATATGGCGGCAGACTTTCCAGAGGAACTAATCAACTGCCGTTGCACCATTAACTATCTCACAAGAGAACAATTTAATTCCATATAACGAAGAGCTTATGAGAATTCATAGGCTCTTTTTTATATACAAGTGCAGAGAAGCACTCTAATCCCGCAAGAAGTCAGAGAAGACTTTTGATAATCGCAAAAAAGAAAGGGAATATAACATGTTCAAATTCACAGAAGGTATTGAAAATCCGTTGGAAATGAAGCTTCAGCTTTTCGCAGAGGGCAATGCAGATGTTGCTGAAAATCAGGACGCAGGCAGTCAGGAAAACGGAAACGAAGATGCAGGAAATGACGGTACTGATGATGGTGAGAAGACTCCCACCGTAGAGGAACTGATGGCAGAGCTTGCGAAGGTAAATGCCGAAAAAGCGAAGCTCAAAAACAGTTTCGATGAAGCTTCTTCAGACGCCGCGAAGTACAAAAAAGCACTGCGTGAGAAGCAATCTGCCGAAGAAATTCAGACAGAAGAAAAGCTCAAGGCGCAGGAAGAACACAACAAATATGTGGCAGAGCTTGAGGCTTTTAAAAAGAAAGCAGAAGCAAAGGCACGTTACGCACTTCAGGGCATGAATGAAGAGCTTGCTACAAAAGCCGCGGAAGCAGAAGTCAAAGGCGATATGGATGAGCTTGCATCTATCCAGCGCAAGCATACCGAAAACCTTCTGAAAGAACGCGAAAAAGAATGGCTGAAGAGCCGCCCGGATGTAAACGCTGGCAACGGCGATGATTCAGAGGAAAAAGACCCATTCATTATTGGATGGAATTCCGCTTATTAAAAAATTTAGAAAGAGAGGTAACTATAATGGCTGATTATACTCAGGGCGTAAACTACGCGAAAAAGTATTCTACCCTTGTAGATGAAAGATTTAAACTTGATGCTGTTACTTCCAGCATCGTGAACAACAACTATGACTGGGTTGGTGTTCAAACTGTTGCTGTTTACAGCCTGCCGACTGTTGCAATGAACAACTATACAAAGTCCGGTGCAGCCAGATACGGCACTGCCGCTGACCTTGCAAACAGTGTTCAGGAAATGCAGATTACTCAGGATCGTGCGTTCACCTTCTCCATCGACCGGAAAGACGAGCAGGACACCATGGGCGTTCAGAATGCTGCGAAAGCACTGCGCAGGCAGATTCAGGAAATTGTGATCCCAGAGGTGGATGTCTACAGAATTGCAAAACTGGTGTCCGGTGCAAAGGCCGCAAATGTTATTGACGCTACTGATGTATCCAAAACAAATGCCTATGAGAAGTTCCTTGCAGCACAGGCACTTCTGGATGAAGGTAAGGTTCCGCAGGTCGGCAGATTTGCCCTTGCAACTCCGGCTTTCATCAATTTCCTGAAACAGGACGAATCCTTCATTAAGAGGGGCGATATGGCAACTCAGCTTGCTATTAACGGTCTTGTCGGCGAATGCGATGGCGTGTACTTCATCAAAGCACCGTCCACTTATTTCCCGACAAAAGTACAGTGTATTATCACGAACAATCAGGTAATGCCGTCTCCGGTTAAGCTTGAGGATTACAAGATTCATCAAGACCCGCCTGGAATCAATGGTTGGCTGGTAGAGGGCAGAATCCGTTACGATGCATTCATTCTGGAAATGAAACAGGATGCTATCGCGGTCATCAAGAACGCCGCCTAATAGTGGAGGTATATATGGGATTCATCCTTGAAAAGGATGGTGTTCGTGACATTGTTTCATCTGAAGTTCAGGTGAACGCATATGTCAGTAATGGGTGGAAAGTTGTAGAGGAGTCTGCTGAAGAAGTGGACTCCTTTACTGCTATGAATGAGCCTGTTGCAAGCGAACCTGTCCATGAAACAGAGAGAAAAAGACCGGGCAGAAAGCCTAAAACAGAGGTGTGACATGAACGAGTTGGAGCAGGAAATCCTTGAATTGACAAAATCATACTTCACTTTGATGGATGAGGATATCAAAGAAAAAGAAGGTTTCCTTCTCCTACTTGTGAAGTCAGCTATAGACCAATACAAGACGTTGCGCAAATATCCTGAATCATACACTGATGAGATGATTGAGGCTGATACCAAACGTTATTTTGAGAGACGCAAAACGGATATAGCAATGACGGTTATTCCTGAAATGTACGGTAGAATTGGTGCTGAAGGTTTGGCACTTCTTACGGATGCAGGAACAGTACGCCAGTTTAAAAACCAGACACTTTTCAATGATGTTACTCCGATATGTGAGGTGGTTTAAGTGCTTAACGCATGGATCAACACAAAGAAAGTCTGGTATGCGTTTTATGAGGATGATGCGCCTGTTGTTGATGAAAACGGTGACTATACCGGTGAATATAAAGCCGGTTACAGTGAACCGCATCTCACAAGGGCAAACATCTCACCGTCCCGTGGTAGCGTTGAGAATGACATTTTCGGTACGAACGTAAGTTACTCGAATACGATGTCCACAGCAAAAATGAATCTCGGCATTGATGAACATACACTGTTATGGGATGAAGAACCAGGACTCTTAGAGAACGGCAAAGCTGACCCGGAAACGGCTAAATACCGTGTGGCAGCTATTGCGCGTGGACATTACCATATTCACTACGCTTTACGGCAGATAAACCGTGATAATGGCGGTGATGAGAATGGCGACGACGATCAAATTCAGCCTTGACACAGATGAAATCAAAAAGGCGATTCGGGAAGTTGAGTCGTACAAAAAGGAACTTGTAACGAAATGTCACAAGTTCGTAGAACGTCTTGCAGATGAGGGGATTAAAGTTGCTGTGCGGAACAGTGGCCAGTACGGCCAGTATATAACGTACAGTAAAGATATAAAAGATTCCAATACCGGTGCAATTGCCATTATGGATGGCAAATCTGGCGAATTAATTCGCATGTGGATTGGAGAAGATGGCCTTGTGACAAGCGCGGCTGTTATGCCTATTCTTATGGCTGAATTTGGTTCTGGCCACAGAGCTTCAGATGCGGCGGGCTTGCCAAATGCGCAGACTGCAAAACAAGTAGGTGCAGGACAAGGTACATTTCCGGGCCAGACACATGCATTTGATCCAGATGGGTGGTATTGGATGGATTTACAGGGCGAATGGCATCATTCAAAAGGTGAAGAACCAACAATGCCAATGTTTAAAGCTGTTCTTGGAATGAAAGTTCAAATCAAGCGCATAGCGAAGGAAGTGTTCAAATGATTTACTGGCAAAACAGAATCCTGACAAACGTCAAGAATGCATTAGGCAACAAATGCCCTAATGTATCGTCAACGACGAGTAATAAAAAGTCAAAGTTTCCTGCCTGTGCTGTCAGAATTGTTTCGGACACTGCAGTTTCGGATGATTTAGAGATGGATGGCGAAGAGGCCGCTGTGTTATGCGGTGTGGCTGTCGATATCTATTCTAAAACGTCACTTGCGCACGCTATTGAACTTATGGACATTGCAAACAAGGCAATGTATAGAATGGGCTTTAAACGGCAGGAAGGGGCGATTCAGGTTGAAGATGAAACGTCTCCTGAATTGTATCAACTTGCATCGAGATATGCCAGAATAATCGGCTCTGAAGATACAATCGAGAAACTTACTTTCGAAGCGCCTTGACGGGTGCTTTTTTATTTATGAGGGGGAATGAGAGTTATGGCAAAGGGCATGTCCACCATTAACACCGTCCTTAAAATGGGTACTGGTACATCTCTTGATAAAGTGACTCCTATCAAGTCGTATCCTGACCTGTTCGGAACTCCTGACCAGATCGAGATTACAGACCTTGAGGACGAAATTCAGAAATTCGTCCCCGGCGTAAAGTCGGCTGACAGTTTTGAATTTACGGCAAACTATCTGCTGTCTACATTTAAGGCTATCAAGCTTCTGGAAGGTCAAGACCTCAACTTTGAGCTTGACTTTGGCAACAACGGTGCAGATGGCAAGTTCACTTGGAGCGGTCAAGTTTCTGTCACAATTAGTGGCGGCGATGTAAATGCCGCAAGGGAAATGGTCATTACCGTATTCCCGTCTACAGACATTGTAGATGCATCCGCAACCGGTGTAACCGGTTGATAAACAGAATATAGCATTTCAAAAACATTATACGGGCGTACTAGGTTGCGCCCGTCTTTTTTATTTTACGGAGGATTTGAATTTTTATGGCAAAGAAGCTTGTCATTAACGGTACGGAATACGAATACCCTGAGATGGATTTTAATGCGATTTGCGACTTACAGGAAAACGGGGTTGATGTGTTCAATCCCAAAACAATGTCTAAAAAGCCGATCCTGACGGCGCGTGCCATTGTTGCGTGGGCATTGGGGCTGAGTACAGAAGAAGCTGGCGACGAAATTCAAAAGCACATTCTGAGCGGTGGTAATCTGGATGGCCTGTTCTCTGGATTCTTTGAGGTGGTAGAAGAATCGGGTTTTTTCAAGTCCCTGAAGGAAAGAAACGAAAAAACCGTAGAACTTCAGGATCACAAGAGGAAACAGAAAACCGTAGGCGCGTAACAAAGAAATACAAGACTGTCGTTGATTTGATAAACGGCGAATGGGTTCCTTTGGCTGTTGCGCTTGACATTGAACGTGATGAATTTTACTCCATGAATCCAAAGCTGATGATGCGGTACATGGAATTCTATAAGACCCGTGCAAAACGCAAGCGCGATGAAATGGATAATGCCAGTTGGCTGACCGGCCTTTATATGACACGCGCATTAGGTACGATGTTCAAACACAAGTATCCTGAACAGCCATTCACATTTGAATCCAATGAGATTGGTGAAAACGGTGAAAAGGTAACTGTCGAGAAGAAAGCAGCTGACGGATTCGCCGCATTTGCATTCGTGTTCAACATGGAACGGCAGAAGAAACTTGAAAGAGAAAAGAAAGAAAGCGAGGTGAGGAACAATGCCTAGTATTGACCAACTGTCGATTGAAATAGAGGCAAGTGCCAAAAAGGCGATGCCAGAACTCGACAATCTTATCAACAAGCTGACCGAACTAGGAAATACACTCTCGCTGATTGGTTCAAAAAACTTTAAGTCGTTCAACGGTGGTATCAATCGGGCGGCAAAGAATATTGACACCTTTCAAAACTCTATAAATCACATTGACACAGCGAAACTCGATAAATTAGCAGACTCCATGGAACGGCTTTCCAAAACAGGAAACTTTGGAACGTCTGTTAAAGGCGGTTCTTCTACGTCCAGTCTAGGCAAAGGCATTGGACAGTTTGGAAGAAAAGCCGCATCCGTTGGAAAAGGTATTCTCACAGCACCATATAAAGCAATGGCAACAGGCATGAAAGGGGTTGCTACTGCGTCTGTAGGTGCGGCGAAAGGCTTGAAATCGTTCTTTTCGTCGTCTGGCGTTGCGGCTACGTCTGCTAAGAATCTTGTACAGTATTTTGCATCGCTGTACGCAAGAGTATGGGCATTGAGGCGTGTGCTGTCCTCTGCAATGTCTGGCATACAGAGTTCAATGGATTTGGTGGAAACATACCACTACTTTGAAACGGTATACGACAAGATAGGCAAGGAAAGCAAACAGGCATGGGCTGATTATGGCTATGAGTCGGCAGAGGCATATGCACAATCATTCAGAGATAGGGCATTACAACTGAATGAGAAGATGTCCGGTGTGTCGTTTGACTCGGAAGGAAATCCAACATATACAGGCACTAAGTCACTCGGTCTTGATGCTGACCTTGTTATGCAGTATCAGGCACAGTACGCGCAACAGGCATATGGAATTGGCATGGTGGGCGAAGCCGCTGAAGCTACATCCCGCGCATTGACAATGCTTGCCGGTGACTGGTCATCTTTGCGTAACATTTCCTTTGAACAGTCCTATAGCAAAATGGCATCCGCTCTGGCTGGCCAGTCTCGTGCTGTACGTTCCCTTGGCATTGATATCACGCAGGCAGCACTTGCGAATACTGCGGCGAATCTGGGTATTGAAACGTCTGTATCAAAAATGAATCAGGCGCAAAAAGCTGAACTGCGTATGATTGCTATTCTGGAACAGTCCAGAGTGGCATGGGGTGATTTGGCGAAAACCCTGAACACGCCTGCAAACCAGATACGTATGCTTGAGCAGAATCTGAAGTCACTTGCAAGGACAATAGGAAGTCTTTTCCTTCCGATTGTAGCAAAGGTACTACCGTACATAAACGGTCTTGTCATCGCCCTTCAGAGACTATTCCAGTGGCTAGGCAAATTGCTGGGAGTAAGTGGAGCCGGAAGTATTGCATCGCAAGGCGGCATGGGTGATCTCGGTGACGACTTTGAGGATTTGGCTGATTCTGCTGAAGATGCACAAGAAGAAGCCGAAGAACTGAAGAATACCATTCTTGCGTTTGATGAACTGAATGTTCTTAACGATCCGAATAAGAACAAGAAGGATAAAGAAACGGGCATGTCTGCCGCTGAACAGGCATTGCTTGACCAATCGTTGCTTGACCTTCTGGACGAATATGAAAAAGCCTGGAATGAAGCTTGGGCTAGAATGCAGAGCAAGGCACAGGAAATTGCTGATAAGCTTACAGAAGTAGGCAAAAAGATTCTGGATTTCATTCATAACGGCGACTGGGCGAATCTTGGCAAATACCTTGCGGATGGTATTAATAAGGGCTTAGAAAAGCTTTATAACCTGCTTAAATGGGAGAATGTGAAGGGGCGTATAGAACCGTTTGTAACAGGATTCGCTAAAACGCTTAATAGCCTGATAGACAACGTAGACTTTGACCTGATAGGCAGAATTCTCGGTGCAGGACTAAACACGCTCGTAAATACCATGAATCTGTGGTATGAGAATTTCGATTTCATTAATCTCGGAAAGAAGCTTGCAGAAGGCATCAGAGGAATGATTGATGAAATAGACTGGCTTGCACTTGGACATTATTTTGGCAATAAATTCATGTCGTTATGGTACACGCTATACGGCCTTGTGATGAATTTCCCGTTTGAAGAACTCGGAACGTCGCTCGGAACCATGCTGAATGGAATGCTCGAAAGAGTTAATTTTGCTGTGATTGCAGATACGATTGCAGAAGCATTCAACGGTGCGTTCAGGACGCTGAAAGCCGCTGTAGAGGAATTCAATTGGATTGAGCTTGCGCTGAAGCTGAAGTCTGGAATAAATCATTTTGTTCATAGAGTCAATCTTGAAGAAGCGGCAAGTTCCATCGCAGGATTTCTCAATAATGCCATTCATACAATGATACTGACGTTGCAAGGCAATTGGCCTGAGAAGCTTGCAAGCAAGTTCAACAGAGGACTTGACCGGTTCATTAATGAATTCAAATTTGACCAAGTTGGACAGGCGTTAAGGCTTGCGGTGGATCATCTGATTTTAATTCTTTACGATTTCGTACAGGACGAGTCGAGATTCAAGAAACTCGGTGCCAAATTCGCAAGCATGATAAATTCCTTCCTTGCACCGAAGAAAACGGCGTTAAGAGAAGGAAAGCTCGGTGAAGCTTTAGGCGCGGCGTTCAATGACTTTTTCGCATTCATTGACGGCCTGATTAATGGCACGGATGAAGAAAACGGTATAGACTGGGACGCTCTGAAGGAAACCTTAAAGACAAATGTTGAAAGTTTCGTTAAAGAAGCTGACCTTTCAGAAGCTGGCAGGATTTTCAAAGAAGCTTTAGAGGGACTTCTTGGAACTATCAATGAAGTGTTTGGCGACGAACAATTCTGGAAAGATATTGGCGAGGATTTAAAAGGATTCTTAGATACAGTTCCATGGGGTGAAGTGGCCGAAACATTATGGAATTTATTCAACGGTGCAGTAAAGGCGTTTTGGACAGCTACAGCCGGTAATGAGTTTGGCACGTTTATAAGAACTGTTGTTGGCATCAGCTTGGCAAGTAAAATCGCCAAAGTATTCACCGGAAAAACCGTTTCGCAAACAATAGGTAGTGCGTTCGGGCAGATGTTTAAGAAAGCCATAGAAAAAGGCGCTACTTCGGCAGGAGAAGCGGCAACATCTGGGGCTTTACCTGCCTTGGGCAAACTTGCTGGCCTTGTTGGCGCGGCGATTGGAACTTTTGAAGCTACGTCTGTTGAGGTTGGCGCATCTGAGAAAAATTTCACTGCTTCCGGTGTATTCAAAGAAATATATGACAATCTTGAAGAGATTGGAACTGAAGCCGGTTTGTCGCAAGAACAGATTGACTTGCTCAAACAGAAATTTGATGGTTTGTCTGACTCTCGAAGTGCTGTTGATGTTATTGAAGGAGCGGCTACCGCATTCGGAAATTTTGGCATTTCAGCCGAAAGCGTCAAATCTGCTATGTCTGGTGACATGGACAGCAATCTTGGCGCTGTTGCTACTCGAATGGAAGAAATTAGCACGAATTCGGCAACTGCTAAAACAAATGTCGAATCGGTAAGCAGTACGGCGCAACAGGCAACACTTGATCTTTCATCTTATGGCAATGGCACAGCTCAATGGTCTGGCAATGTGTATGCTGTTGTTGATGAACTCGCTGGCAAGTATAAGGATTTCGGTCATAACGTAGATGATTTAAGGTATTCGTTTGAAAACCAATATCAAGGCACCGAATCTGCGCAAGAAGCTTACAATTTGCTAAAAGATGTTGTTGAGAGCACAGGTGGCTCTGTATCAACTCTTAACAACGCATTCAAGCACGAATTTCCAAACGCTGTTGAAGTTGGAACAAAGTCAGTAAATAGTAGCGTTCAGGGAACAGAAAAAGAAGTCACAAATGGTTTTACGAAAATGAGAACCATTGCGACAGGAAGTTCAGCGGAGATTAAAACAAAATCAGCTTATGATTTCAAAGAAGCGAAAGAAGCTATTGTAGGTTCCGTACAGACTTCAGAAAAGGAAACCAAAACAAGTTTCGATGGCGTTCAAAGCAAAATCACAAGTGTAAACGCCGAAGTTAGTAAAGACACTGATACGCAGTTTGGTGCATTGGAGACAAGTTCTGTAAGACATGTCTCTGACATGAAGAATACTCTAAACAATAAGGTTACAGAGATTTCCGTGGAACTTCATAATCGTTTTAGAACAATAGCCGAAAGTCTTCCAAACCACTTTAGTTCAATCGGAACCGATATTGCGGCGCATTTCAATAACATTGCAGGCACTATTCAAAGCACTATCAATTCTGGCAATAATTTTGAACTGATAGGAATTGATATCATAGCAAGTATTCAGCGCGGCCTGACAATGAATCCTTTGAAACTGCCACATATCGTGCAAGACCCATGGAATCCGTGGTCTACATTTGACAACGGTCAAGTAAGTTTTGTAACACCAAACTTCAAAGTAGACTGGTATGCCAAAGGTGGCCTTTTCACAACGCCGACACTTGCCGGTTTCGGTGAAGCCGGTGACGAAGCCGCATTGCCGTTGTCGAATAAGGGAGTAATGTCTAGGATCGCAAATGCCATAGTAGACAACAGCAACGGTTTTGGTGGCATGACACAGGAAGATATGGTTGAGGCTGTCGCGACTGGCGTAGCTATGGCTATGAGTCAGAATCCGCAGACGGTTGAAGTGATTGTAAATTCGGTAATTAAAACGAATGACGAAAGACTTGCACAGGCGGTTGCACGTGGACGGGCGAGACTTGACCAACGGTACAACGCAACACCGGTAACTGCACAGTAACAATAACAAGAGGCATTCAGATTCGTTCTGGATGTCTCTTTTCACATACACCAAAACATATATAAGGCGGTGATTAAAATGGCCGATTACAACAGTTTAATCGTTGTAGACGGAGTTGTACTGCCACAGCCCTATATATACCAATGGTCAATACAGGATGTCAGCGCACCGGATGCGGGGCGAACGCTTGACGCTTTGATGCACAAACAGATGGTAGCTCAAAAGCGAAAATTAGTGCTAGGTTGGCGTGGTAAAGATACGGCGACAACGGCACTGATATTACAGGCGTTTAATCCCGAATACTTCAATGTACGGTACTTTGACATGCTTGACAATCAGTATGAATACCGGACGTTTTACGCAGGTGATAAAACCGTTCCCGTAAAGCTATGGTGGGTAGGCAGACACTTAATCGAAACGATTTCTTTTGACATTATAGAGAGGTGACGCAATGGTAAATATATCACGGAAATTCATGCAACAGCTCTATAATGACCAACGCAATTATCTCGTTCGAGTCGTAATCAATCTTGCTGATACAAATCAAACAGTTCTGACATTAACGAATGAAAACATCTGGGATTTCAGCCCGACGATAGATGATGCAGTTTCATCCGACGAGGACTTGCAAGTCGGAACTGCCATAATCAATAAATTCTCATTCACAATCAATAACATATATGAAACCTACAGCCAGTACGATTTTAAAGACGCAAAGGTATTCCTGACAGTTGGGCTTGACATTGGTGATGATACTGTTGAGCGGATTAAAAAAGGCACATTCTATGTGGACACGGCAGATTATAACGACACGTTTATCACATTGGAATGTCTTGACGGGATGCACAAATTTGAGAAGCCATTCAAGGCGAATACAATCACATTTCCCACAACTGCCGGTTATATCGTGAGCAGTATTTGCACTACATGCGGTGTAATTCTCGACACTACGTCGTTCCCCAATAAGGACTATATCATTACGTCTGCGCCTGACAAGGATACATGTACATACCGTGAAGTTTTAGCGTGGATCGCACAGATTTGCGGATGTTTTGCCAGGTTCAATTCTGAAGGTCATCTGGAATTGAAATGGTACGACAGGACAAGTCTTGAAACGGTTATAGACGGTCTGGATGGCGGTGTATTCGATGTTACAACTCTGCCGTCATATCAGACTGGTGATACGGCCAACGGCGGTTCCTTCAATCCATGGAATACAGGTGATGTGTACGATTCAGGCGACTTTACCGACATGATTAAGAATGTGCATTTCATCAACACTGCATATTCTCATACGATGTCAGTTGATGATGTGGTCATTACAGGCGTGCGGATTCTGGTAAAGACGAAAGATGTGGTCGATTCCGAAACAGGAGCTGTTACCAACACAGATGTCATATCTACTCATTTTCAGGGTACTGAAGGGTATATCATTGAAATCTCGGAAAATCCGTTCATCACGGAAGACAATGTAAACGTGATTATCTCGTACCTTGGCACGCAACTGATTGGTTTACGGTTCCGCAAAGCTAATCTGTCTGTACCTTCTGACCCGTCTATTGAAGCTGGTGACGTAGCGATTTACTGGGACAGGAAAGGCATTTATCATCCGATTCTTGTATCCCGTACAACATTCATTACTGGTGATGCACAGACAATTGTCAGCTCCGCTCAGACTCCGGCGCGTAACTCAGCAGAACGGTATTCTGCCGAAACCAAAAACTACGTGGCAGTCCGAAAACAGATACGTGAAGAAAAGAATGCCCGTCAATTAATGTTTGATGATTTTCAGGAGCAGATGGCTCATGCAAGCGGAATGTACTGCACTGAAGTTGAGGACGAAGAAACTCACGCCGTCACAACGTACTACCACAATAAGCAGTTACTGGAAGATTCAGATATTCAGATTGTTATTTCAGACGTAGGCATATCAGTAACGAACACAGGCACAGCCGAAACGCCTACATGGTATGGACTTGAAGTAGATGGTGACTACATTGCACATATACTTTCTGCTGAAGGGATAAATGCTGATTGGATCAATGCGGGGCTGGTAGACGGACAATATATTAACGCTAAAAATCTTTCGGTTTCAGATAATAACGGAAACAGAACCTTTTATATTGATGGCAATGGGAATGTAGAACTCAGACCGACAACATTTTTATTGTCTGGAAAAACCGTTAATACCATTGCTGATGAAGTCGCAAGTGGGAAAGGGTATCAGACAGCTAATGATGTAAGAACAATTCTTGAAAATTTCAGTTTTGACGATGGCAATTTATTGAAAGATGCAAAAGGCTTAACAGAAGATTATTGGAATTTACATTACTGGACTATTAGCAGAGGAATAGCAGATCCGGACGGCGGTACAAATGCGGTTGTGATTACGCCCAGAAGTAACGATGAAGCATTCATACAAGCCAGAACAGACGTAAATAATCCTTTTTCTGTTGTTGGATTAAAATATTATTTTAGCGTGTGGCTGAAAGCTTCAAATTCTAATTGTACAAGTAATCCGATAAGATTGCATCTTAATGACGTTGCGTCTGAAGACATTTATATAACAACTGAATGGAAAGAATATAACATGTCAGTTACTGTTGATTCTATTGCAACTGATGGAAGTTCTGACCCAAGTGACCCTTTCTCGGATGGTGAAAGTTTTGCAGAGAATCTTGTAACAATTGGTGGAAATTCTAGCTTTACATCTTCCGATGGATTTGATTTGTATGTATATAATCCGCGAGTTGGAGTTGCGATGTCAACGGCTGAATTTTTCTATAAAGCATTTGGAAGTTCTGTCGGGCTTGTAATCAATAATGATGGGCGTGTGTACATTGGTGCTGATGCTATTAGTGTGACAGATTTATACGCTCTTGGTGCTACTATTGGTGGTTTTACTATTGACGCAACCGCAATTAGATCCGGTCCATTAGACGGCCAATCATCTGGAAATATAGCCTTAAGCACAGAACCATTTTCCAGGTTTGTGAATGGTCAAAATGTAATAAACAATTTAAAATTTGCCATTGGTGTTAATTTTGCCGTTACATCAAGCGGTATTCTGTATGCAAACAATGCAAACTTTAGCGGTAATTTAACCGCCGAAAATATTACAACTGACCATTGGATTATTGATGGCGATGGTATTCGGCCAAATCCAAATGCTCCTGAAATTACTAGCGGTCAGATATCTGCTACCAGTCAAATCAAATTAGGTTTTATTGAATTTGACGCAACAATACGTAACACCAGTAGAACTGATTTAGTTTGCAAATTTGGCAGAAATTTTGGCATTGATTCATACGGACGTATATATGCAGAAAGTTTTACTGGAGATAATGTCTATGCAGATGGGTATTGCAAAATAAATAAAATGCATTTTTACAATACCCATTATTTTTCCTCAAGTAGTAGTAAAAGTCACTTTAACGATTCCACAGCAGGAATAATATGCGAATCTAATTACAATTTTGGCACAACAGGTTCAATTTATTCCGGTGGTAATTTATATAGCATAAACGGTACATGTACAGGTTCAGATGAACGTATCAAAAATATCTATAGCAATCTTGACAAAAAGTATCTTGACTTGTTCATGGCAATAAAGCCAATCGTATTCAACTGGAAAGATTCAGAAGATAATCATTTCCACTTTGGTATTGGAGCGCAGACATTCCAAAGAGATTCAGGAGAATTAGGTTATCAGAACTTGGGGATTGTCGATGACAACAATCCTGATTTGCTGACCGTTAATTATTCTGAACTTCTCATGCTTTCCGTCCCTGTCGTTCAAGAGCATGAAAAGAAGATTATGAAACTTGAAGCTGAAAACAAAGCACTGAAGAAACAGATTGATGACCTTGAAACCCGTCTCGCAAGATTGGAGGCTATTATAAATAGGAAAGAAGGTGAAACCAAAAGATGAGTGAAGCCTTACTCGAATTTCAAGTTGAACATCAGCACATAAAGCGTGTTGATAAAACATATGTCGTGGCAAAAAGCCAAAACTACGTATACGCCTCATTCGAATTCCTTACGGACGAATGGGGCGATTTTACTAAGACGGCAGTTTTCACGACAAAAGACAGCAACGAAGAGGAAACAAGCTATTCGGTAATTCTTCTGGAAGACAACAAATGCCTAGTGCCGTGGGAAGTCCTGGACAAAGTTGGATATGTTTACGTGTCTGTATTCGGCGGTTCGCTGATTACCGTTGATAAGGCAATCGTATTTGTGAGTAGTACAGGATATAAAGACGAAACAGAGACAACCAAAGACCCTACAGGACAGGTATATGCACAGCTTATAGGGTATTTCGATGAAGTAAAGGAAACCGTATTGCAAGGCGCAGAAGACGCAGAACAGAGCGCATTACAAGCGGCACAAGCTGTTGAAGATGTACAGGAATACGCTGAAATGGCAAAACACTATGCATCGAACGTAGATGGCGGAACTTTTGAGGATTGGCAAGAGGAAGGAGAGTGATGATTTATGGCCATTCAGAACAGGCGCGGCAATGAAGCTAATTTTGTTGCATCAAAATTACTTCCGGGCGAATTTGCTGTCAGCCTTGACCAGAACAAACTTCGCATTTGTTTCCTGTCTGGCGTTGTGAAGGAAATTGCACTGACTGAAGACGTAACAACCGCAATCACAAATCTCAGCACATCACTTACGGGACGTATTGTAACGTTGGAAACAGGGCAAAGTACAGCAACAGGCCAGATTTCTGCGCTGGTCACTCGCATAGGCAATGCAGAGACAGCAATCACAGCACATGACGGCAGATTGGTTGTACTCGAAACCGACAACACAAGTGCCAAAACAAGACTGGCAAGCATTGAAGAGTCTATTCGGCTTATCAATATCAATGAAGGAAGTCTAGGAAGTCGCGTCTCTGATTTGGAGACAAGTCACAGAAATCTTTCTGCTGCATTTCAGGCACAGGCGGCAACGCTTTCCAGTCACGGGCAGTCAATTTCGCAGCTGTCTACAAAACTTGACAACACTACAGCAACGGCGAATAGCAACTTTACAAAAGTCAACAATGCAATGACAAAGCTTTCAGCTGTCGAGAATAACGTAAACGCAATCGACCGCGATGTCTCCGGCTTAAAAAATAGTATCGCACTTGCTAATGATTACTTAAAAATAAAATTCGATAAAGTTGTGCAAGGCGACGATGACAGGCTTTATTTTTACGCTAACGAAGAGCTTATAGATACAGTTGGCCCATTCGCTGGTGGCAGTGGTGGCGGGCAAGGTGGCGGCGGCGGTGCTGTCAACAATGCCGTTATGACAATTAAAAACACAGGCGGCTGGACGATTACAACAGTGTCTGCCACAGATTCCACTGTACGCCTTGCCTTTAACTGGACATCGCTAGAGGATGAACAGCCTACGGGTGACGGTGGTTTGACCGTATACGTAAACGGAACAACCAGGATTAACAAAGGTGTTCCACAGGGTGATAACGTAGTAGAAATCGGCAAATATCTTGTTTCTGGCAGAAACTCAATCCGGTTACACGTAACTGATGTTTACGGGAATCTCGCAGTTTTGAACTATACGGTTAACGTTGTCAATTTGAGTATCCGGTCAAGTTTCGACAACTCAATAGCCTATAATGGTTCTTTCACTTTCCCGTTTGTGTTGAGCGGTGATGTCGAAAAAACTGCCTACGTGGAAGTAGACGGTAGGGTCGTTGGAACCGAAGTAACTAGTCTGTCTGACAGGCAGATGACCGTCACAATTCCAGCGCAAAGTCACGGGACACACGTTATTAGGGCATGGTGCGAAGCTGAGATCAATGGGGAAACAGTTTCCAGTAATGTACTCAGATATGAGGCTATCTGTATTGTAGATGGAAACACTACACCGATTATCACAAGTACATACGCAGAAACAAGTGTTGAACAGTACACCAACATTGTAATTAACTATCGTGTTTACGATCCGGCAAACATGAATGCGTCTGTAACACTGAAAGCGAACGGAACAACGGTAAATACAATTACTGTTGACAGAACCGAACAGCTTTGGAGCTATAGAGCAGACACAGACGGCACACTCACGCTGTCCATTACATGCAGATCAACAACAAAGACTTTTAATCTGACTGTTTCGAAATCAAGCGCAGACATCGGAGCCGTCACAGAAGGACTCGAACTTTATCTGACTGCCGCTAACAGGTCAAACGGTGAAGCGAATCCGGCTACGTGGAGTTACGAAGGTATCAATGCCACACTGACAGGTTTCAACTTCGTAACAGATGGCTGGGTAAAAGACGAAGATGGAAATACCGTTCTTAGGGTATCCGGTGATGCACGCGTAACAATTCCGTTTATGCCCTTCGAGCGAGATTTCCGTACAGGTGGTAAAACCATTGAAGTAGAATTTGCTACGCGAAACATTAAGAATTACGACACACCAATTATTTCCAGTTGGAACGGCGATCGTGGACTTCAGATTACATCACAGTACGCCAGACTCAAATCTGAACAGCAGGAAGTCGGGCGTGCATTCAGTGATGATGAACACATTCGCCTGTCGTTCGTTGTCGAGAAGCAAAGCTCCAGCACGCGTATGGTACTGATGTACATCAATGGTATTCCGTCAGGTGGTGTGCAGTATCCTACAACAGATGACTTCTCTCAAATTTCGCCTGTTGGAATTACGATTGGAACAAACGACAGCACAACGGATATTTATTGCATTCGTGTTTATTCCAATGACCTGACAAGTTCGCAGGTACTCGGAAATATGATTGCCGATATGCAGGATGTTGACGAAATGCTTGCAACATTCTCACGCAATAATATTTACGATTTGGATGGAAATGTTGTTATCTCCAAATTGCCGCAGACAACGCCTTACATGATTATTCACTCTGACAAGATGCCGACAGTTAAGGATGATTCAGACAAGGCCATTGCCAGAGTTGAGTTTGTTGACCCGGCAAACAGAAACAAGAACTTTACAGCCAACAATGTACAGTTCAAAGTTCAGGGTACTTCATCGGCAGTATATCCACGGCTGAACTTTGACAGCCAGTACAAGGGTGGATTCACGCTGTACGACGGAACAGAATCAGACAACTATGCACTGAATGAAAACGTCATCCCATTCAACCGTTTTGTGCTCAAAAAGGACTATGCTTCCTCTGAAGGTGCGAACAATGTCGAACTTGTTATCCTTCACAACGAGTTGAACCCGTACACAAGGCCGGAACAGATTGCAGACAGCCGTGTTCGTAACGGCATCTGGGGGCGGCCTATCGTAGTGTTCTGGCATAATACCGCAACGGATAAGACGATTTTCTTCGGCAAGTACAATTTCAACCTTCCAAAACGTGCAGCTGGCCCGTATGGCTACAGCGGTGACATGGAGTCATGGGAATTTGAAGTGAACGGCACAAACCTGATGCTGTTCAAGACGGATTACTTTGACATGACCATGCAGACAGATGCGCAGACCGGAACGACAAAAGAAGCGTGGAAGTACAGCT